GGTTGAGTGCAGATCCGTCAATCCGGATTATCCTCCGTTCCAGGTCAATGTAAAACACATCAATGGATGGTACAGGGTCTTGATGGTCTTGTCTATGAAATAGGAATGGAGGAGAAAGAGCAGTCCCCGGTGTCTGATGATCTGATCCGGGAGACAGAGAGGTTTTGGGATGACCCACAAAAGATCATGAATCTGATTGACCTCCTATTCCTGTGGGAGGATGAGGACAAGAAACAGGTCTGCTCATAATCAAAAAAAGGAGGGGATATTTTGAATATCTCCTCTATTTTTGCAATTTTCTTGCAAATAAGCCTATCAGAATGTGCCTATTTTGCAGTTTTTGTCTGAATGTTGTCTGATAAGAATTGATAAATTTTGATAAAAAACTGCAAGAATTTATTAATCCATCCGTATATTACCAGGTGAACAACTCCAGGACTTTCCTGTTTGCCACCTGCATGAGATCCCATGCCCTCTCTGCATAGATGTCTGCCACCTGGAATGACCCCTTGTGACCCAGGCAGTCATCAATGGTGGACTTGTCCACACCCTCCTTTCTTGCCAGGGATGCCCAGGTATGCCTGGCAGCATAGAATGTGAACACCTCAACCTCATTGTCCTCACACCATTTCCGGAGACACCTGTTCACCCTGGCAGATGCATAGTCCTTGGTGGAGGCAAACTCATGCAGCCTGTTGAGCCACCATCCTCCCCTGCCCTTGAGCCTCTCCAGGTAGGGTTTCAACTGCTCCGGGATTGCAACCCTCATCTCTGCCCGGTCTGCCCTCCTGGTCATTGTTTTCTGCCTGTTGTAGATCCACACATCCTTGACAGGCTTTGCAGAGAAAAGATCTGCCATGTTTGCACCCATCAGACCAAAGGAGACAATGAACAGATCCAGGGCAGTCCTCATCACATCATTGTCCACCTGTGAGGAGATGATCCTCTGCATCAGATCCTGCCCCAGGTTGCTCTGACCATTGCTCACCGGATAGATCTTGGTGATCTTGGAGAATGGTGACCTGGGAATCAGAATCCTCCCGGAGTCCTCATCATTGTATTTGTCCTTGGCAGCATTGAACATGTGTTCCAACTTTGCAAGATGCTTTGAGGATGCCCCCCTGGGAATCTTGTCACTCTTGGATTCCAACCTCTCCCCTGTCTTTTTCTTGTAGTACATCTTTTTCTCACCATCCACCATCTCCATGAATCCCTGGAGGAGTGGTTTTGTGATGTCATTGATGTCAATGGATCTCTTTCCAAGGAATCTCTCAAATGTGTTCAATGAACATGCATATGACCTCCTGGTGATCTCAGTCTTGGTGAGGATGTATTGGTCTGCCCACTCAAAGAAATCCAGGTGGAATTCCTCCTTGGTGAGAGAGTCCTTGATGTGTCTCACAACCCAATCCACATCCTGGGTCTCCAAGTCAAATGGGGAGAGATCCTTGACTGCATCCCTCATCCCTGCAATGAGTGCATCTGACTTGTTGAGGATTGTTGCATTCTTGATTTTGAGAGTCCTGGTCAGATCTCCGGGAGTGCAGACCAGGGTGGTGGCAAGTCTCCTGGTCTTGCCCTTGAAAGTGACCCGGATGTTGACAGGATATGTCCCATCCTTTCTCCTGTTGCCAGGGATGATGATTGCCTTGAATGTGATCATTGTATAAAGATTTCAGAAAAACAGGTTGATTTCAGACAAAAATAAGACAAAAATTCCAATCATCAATGGCAAACAATCAGCCATACATGAAATATCAACCTGCACAAAAGTGCCTGGAAACATGTCCTGGATGCTCCTGGGCAAAGATTCGTATAAGAATTCCACTAAATAGTGAAAAGTGATTCAGAGAGGCAACCTATTTATATGTGTGTCAAATAGTTATACCAATTTATTGATGTCAATAAATTGGTTTTCAGACAAAATGCAGACAAAAACTGCAAAAAAGGAGACCTGGAATGCCGTTGCAAGGATCATCCCAGGTCTCCCAAATCTTTATACAATGGAGGTGTTTCCACATCCATTGCAAAGGTAGTCATAATCAATCAGAAAAGCAAATCACCACTCTCCTTTGATCATCTCATCAATCAGTCTCCCAATCCGGATCTTTCTTGCCTTGGAGATTGCCTTGAGTTTGTCCCTGGTGTCCCGGTCAATGGTGATGACCATCTGCACCCTCTTGTCCTCCGGATCTGCTGATTTCCGTCCTGCTCCAGGTCTTGCACCTCCCCATGTTTTCTCTGTCATCATACTTTCTTGAATTCTGTTGTACATCTCACATCCGTCATCAGATCTGAATGTTCAATCTCAATTTTCATTTCCCTGTTCCAATAGAGGAAAGTCTCTCCCCTGTATCGGAATGACTCAATTGAATCTCCCTGGACAATGATGTGTTCCAGGTTTTCCCTGTCCTGGACATCCCGGAGGAGAAATCCAAAGTGTTCCAGGAATGCCTCCTCAAGGATTCTGTCAATGGAGCAGAGTTGTTTCTCCAGGATGTCTCCCACAATCTGCTTTTCCAAGTCCATCATATCTTGTTCTCCTCTATGTCCAAACCATCCAGGATTAACTCCTGGGAGAATGGCAGGGTCTTGATCCAATCCACAAACACATGCCACTCCGGGAGTCTGTGATTCCACCTCTGCCTTGCAATGTTTCTCAATGCCTGGTAGGAGAATGCATCCACCTTGGTCAACTCCTTGCCCATCGGAATGGCTGCTTTTGCTGCCACCAGGTCATCACCGGAGAGTCCCCTGCAGTCCACATGCATGGTGGACTCTGATGAGAGCCTCTGATGCCCCACAACATAGGTCTCCATTTCACACCACCAATATATTGGGGCAGTTATCTTTGCCCACACCATGATGCCCCTGGTGACCTTTGCATGCTCTGTCCCTCTCTTGACAAGGGTGTTCATCAACTTAATGTCATCATTGAAAATGTTGATCACAAGTCTGCTCTTGTAGGTGTTGTCATATCCGTCAAATGCGGATGGTGTCCCATCTGAATCATTGAAATAATGCCAAACAAAACGATTATTCACCGCAATGTCAGACCTCATTTCCTTGCCAAATGGGAGTCTCAAGGCAGAGAGTGCTGCTGCAAACCCTGCAATCTCTATGGTTTCAATCTTGATCATATCAGTCCTCCCTATTCTCTTGCAGGATGCATTCCAGGGCAGCAAGTGAGCAACTCACCTGGGTGGCTGCAGTCCCATTGCCATAGTGCAGTTCAACATCATTCTCCTCCAGGTGATCATAGACCGCACAAAGCCTCCTGTATAAAGACTCCAGGGTCTTGACCTCTTGCTTGTTCAGTTTTGCTCTCATGACTTATTCCTCCTCCTCTTTGTCCTCAATCTCACCATCCTGGATCTTGTCCAGGGTGTCCGGATTCATGCTCCAATACCTCTTTGCCCTCCGGAGATTTGCCCTCCAAAAGGAGAGATAATCCTTTGCCTCATCATCATCAAACATCTGCTCACTCTCCTTGACTCCATCCTCAACCCAGGTGAGTTTCCCATTCTTGCAGAGTTTGAAATCCTTGACTTTCCTGGTGGTGAATGCATCCTCATACAGGGTGGATTCCTCACCCTCTGTCTCCATCCGGAATTTCTCCAGGTCAGCATTGAATCTCTCAAATGCCTTGACCATCTTGTCTGAAACTTTGTTTGCCATTGTATAAAGATTAAAGGTTTGTCTCATCTTGTTGGCACAAAGATACAACTAATTTTTGAATAAACAAATTATTTTTTCAAGAAATGAAAGAAAAGACCGGAAAGTTTCCCTCCCGGTCTCATCCTGGATGCAGATGGATCACTCAATCACCCTGTTGCACATCACATGGATGCAATCACCGGAGTTGAATGTCTCTGCATCAACCTGGCTGCCTGGGGATGTAGTGCCTACAGGCATGAAATAGAGTTTGAGCCTGTCCTCATACTTGGTCACATTGATGTTGCACTTGGCAACCCTGGCAGGATCATCCGGCAGGATTTCCTGGGATATGGAGAATCCCTTGCCATACACCATGCCTTTCCTTGCAAGGATATTGTTGACGGAGTAGAGATTCACCTGGGAATTCCCAATGGGTGTGAATCCTCCACCATCGGAGACCTGGTTGATGCTGCTATCCGCATTGTCAACGGAGACAAAGGAGAAATCACCATAGTTGACCTCAAGCATGGCTGCATGGCATTGGACAAATTGGATGTTGTCCCTCTTGATCTCCAACCTGTTGTCAATGGTCACCTTGTTGCCAATGTTGAATCTCATCTTGAGATAGTGCATTGCCGTGACAATTGGATTGCCGGATGTGTCCAGGGCAGGATAGGTGGTTTGGAAAGAGTTGCCCGGTCCATCGGACTTGTACACCTCACTTTTCCAAATGCACTCAAACACCTTGCACTTGAGGTCTGTGGTTAGGGTTGCAGGATCGACCTCCACACCATCGGCAAGGAAAGTGCAGTATTTCATCACCTCACAACCATGACCATCTCCTGCATGGTTGGACTCACCCACAACCTTGAAAATAAAGTTGCTATTTCCCTGGCAGATGTAGGAGTTGTCCGCATTGTTGTACACATAAAAGTTGTTCCACACATCTGCAGACACAACATTGCTCTTGGTCTGTGTCTGTCCGTTTCCGTCCAGGTATTCAAGAGAGTCCCATTTCTTATAGTATTTCTCAAAATAGTATCTCAAGACCTTTCCACCCCGGCTTGGAACATAGACATTGAAAACGGAGTCACTTGTTTTCCGGATCAGTATGACATCACTCTCCAGGTTGGTGTTGAACACATCTGCAAAGGCAGAGAGGTCTGCATCCGTCTTTTTCACCATCTGTTTGATGGTCTTGTAGACAGATGCCTCCGGAGACGGAGTTGCAGACAACAGAAATGACAAGACCAAATATCTATATCCAAGGTTATATTGTTCCTGGGTGATGGTGATCTCCCCATTCACCACAGGGGCAACCGCCAAAGGAGTGCTTTTGGGAGAGGTGGCATCCGCACCATAGAATGCATGTCCTGCCTGTGCAAAAGGATATGACAGGGAGGAGTTTGTCCGGATAACGAATCCCGGATATATCGGAATGAGGTTGGTTGTCCGGAATGCATTGGTGTTGGTGAATGCCATTGTCTGCACATTGATATATCCGTTGGAGGAGAAGATCCCAACGGACTCCACCTCATCGGATACGGCTGCAATGCGACTATTTAACAATGACTCATGGACTGCCTTGTCAAAGGTGATAAGAGTGCCACTTGGATTTGCCTGTGGATGTGTGTCCTGTGTTGTGGCTCTACCGGACACCCTTACAAAAGCAATCCCGGACGGAGATGATGGGATTGTGACTCTTGCATTGGTTTGGAAAGATCCCGTACCCATTGACAGAGCCTGGATGAATGTCTTGCTTGAGTTGTAGGCTGCAACGGATGGCAGGGTTGTACCCTGTGCCAGGGAAAAGACCACCACATCACCCGGAGAGACCGGGATGAAATCGGTTGCCCGGAAATTGCTTGAATTTGTGTATGCCCCATCTGCTTTGATGTAACCATTGAGGCTGAAATCAAGGGTCTCCGTGACAGGCACATTCACTTTCTCATCCACTTTCACAACCGCCCCGGTGGTGGCAATTCCGGTCTCCTGCTTGCTCCATGCGGTGTCCCACTTGAGGATGGCAACATCATCCTCTGCCAGGACAAGACTCCCAAAATGTGTGTATGTCCCTGCAGTTGTGGCAAGGTAGAAAACCTTGTTGTCCGGAGTCCCCGGATTGGTGGACGGAGTTGCAACTCCTGCATACTGATACCCTGCCCCCAGGGTTGTCACCATCGCATTCAGTACGGAATTGAGGACAGATCCTGTTATTTCCTGGTTTCCGTTTGTCTTGATATTGGCATTGATGGTTGCCTTGAGTGAGGAATAGTTGCTCATTGTTGTTTTTCCTTGAAATATAGAAATGGTCTGCTTTGTAAATTACCAGGACAGGAGATTGTAAGAGACACCAACACCAAGGTATGGTGTCAGACCATCCTTTCCTGCACCAACACCTGCCTGGACTCCAAGTCCCCACCTGGTTTTCTTGACCTGGATGACCGGGATCTCCTTGGTGATGATCAGATCCTGGGTGAAATGGATGACTGAATCCACCTGGGGATTGACTCCGGATGCATAGACCCTTGCCAGGCTATCCTCCCAGGTCACCTGCTGCCTCTCCAGGAGGACAAACAATGTGTCTCTCATCCGGATGGTGTCTGTCACCGGATATGGGATGGAATCCACCACCCTCCTGGTGATGTATTTTGGCTCTGTGACCTTGAATGTGTCCCGGATGAACAATGTGTCCACCTTGGGTGTTGGAGGCTCTCCTGGGTCATTCCTGGGGCATCTCCTGCCAACCAGGAAACCAATGAGGATTGCAACCACAATCCCCATTCCCATCAAGATGTATTTCTCCGGTCTCATTTCTTGAGAAACTTTTTCAGACCTGCAACAATGGCATCCGCAATCCTCACCTTTGTCCCCTCCAGGAGCAGCCATGCACACTCACTCCTGTTGTCATAGAAAAAGTTTTCCAGGAGGACTGCAGGACACCTGGTCTTGGTGAGGATGTAGAAATTTGACTCCCAATCAGAGTCACCATCAGACCAATCCCTCCTCATCCTTTTCTCCGGGAATGCTGCTGCAAATACCTTGTAGAAAGTCTCTGCAAGATCGTCACTCTTGGTCTTTCCTGGAGAGGTGTGGCATTCCCATCCGGTTGCATTCATCCAGGACTTTCCGTTCCCGGCTGCATTGGCATGGATGGACACCAGGAGGACATTGGATGCACCAAGCCTGTCACAGACCCTGTTCACCCTCATTGCCCTGGTGCGGAGTGTGATGTCATTGGTTTCCGTCACCACCAGGTCTGCATCCATGCCGGATGCCCTCAACCTGGTGAGGACAAGATCAGCAACCTGCCTGTTCCAAAGGTATTCCAAAAATGACCCATCCGGAGACCTCTTGCCCGGAGTGTCTATCCCATGCCCGGCATCAATGAGAATTTTCATTGCCCTTGTCCTCCACAAGTTTCTGCAGACCATAATCAGCAAGGGCAGATGTCAGTTTCAACACCTGCTCCCGGAGATCTGCAACCTCTTTCCGGAGATCAGCATTTTCCGTCAAGACCTCCTCCAACCTCCGCTTGTTGTCATCGGCAAGAGCCTTGTAGAATTCCAGGGATTCCTGCATGTTGTTGATGAGGTTGTTGTCAACCTCGGCATTGTACTTTTTCTTGGTGAAAAACCATCCGGAGAAACCGGAAATGATGGTGGTCAGCAACCCACCCAAAATTGCAATCCAGGTGTCCATGTCAGTAGATCATAAAGTCATCATTGAAATCGGCATTGAAATCCGCAAAGTCCTCCGGACAGAGAGACCCCACAGGGACGGAAAGGGTGACATTGCAGAATACACCTGCACACTCATCCAGGAATCTTTGGTTGAAAACCTGGAATGTGTAGGTGGTCTCCGCATAGATCTCCAGGTCATCCAATTGCCGGATGATGTTGTCCAGGGTTTGGATGCCTACGGATTGGATCTCTATCTGATTGGATCTGTCATTCTTGAGCCTGTCCACATAGAAAAATGTGAAAGAGTAGGAGATGACATTGGATTCAACGGAGGATGAATGCTCCCTCTGCACAAAGGCAAAGACACCATACCTGGCATCTGCCTTTTTATTGAGTCTGAACACATCGTTTTCCACAACCATCTTGATGGATGGCTGATGGGATGCAATCACCTCAATTGTCTTGATGAGTTCCAGGAGGGTCATCTCTTACACCTCCCATTCTTTGTGACAGGCACACCGGGAATGACCCTGCCCCTTGCACCTCCCAGGAATATCCCACAGGAGGCAGCAGACCGGAGGTTGGATTCAATCCTGTGGCAGCAGCAGTCAGTCAGTTCCGGATAGTCTGCCCTGTGATCCAGGAGGAAATTCTGCAGATCCAGGCAGCATGCATCTGCCTTGCTTTGGTAGTAGTATTGCATCTTGGCAATCTCATCCTGGGTTGCCACCTGGAGATTCTCATCCTGGGTCTTGGTCACACCGAAATTGCCGATCTTGTAGGACACCTTGTTGGTGACCTCCACAATGGTCATATATGCCAGGTAATATTGACAATGGTCAACCAGGGTCTTGTACACACCATTGGACTCCGTTTCCAGGTCACCGGACTTGATGAGACCCTTGAGTTTGGAAAGCAGGTCATCACCAAGGATGCCCTTGAGACCAATCTCCTGTGCCTCCCGGAGGGATGGGAGGATGTATTTCCCGGACAGGTTGTCCGATGCGGAGGTCACGGACTTGACAAATGCCTCCGATGAGAGCAGAATTTCAGCCATATCAGTTCACATTGTCCTCCGTTTCACCACTCATGGAGAATGGTCTGATGGTGAGGACTCCCTTTTGTCCATAAATCTTGTCATAGGTGTCACAAATCAACCTTTGGATGGGTTGGATCTGTGTCCGGTTGTAGAGTTTGAAACTCTGCTCAAACTCATCAGTTGAGAATCCGGTGTTTGCCTCCGAAACGAGACCAAACAACAGGGGACTTGCCCGGAATGCGGTGAAAATCTGTGTCCTGGAGTGTTGTGAGAGTGCCTTGTATCTCTCACCAAAGTCCTCAACCTTGAATTCCACAATGTTGGTTGCAGACTCCTTGTTCTTGTTCCAGGAGACCATGATCCTGCCACCATTCTTTGCCCCACAGAATTTCTCATTGATCTCCTCCTCAATCTCCCTTTTCATCTCATCACCGGGATCTCCATTGTTGAAATTGATGATGGCAGAGGAGACAAAGTGATTGTTGATGTCGGAGAGGTGGAATTCATCAATCAGTCTCTCAATCTCACAGGCACGGACGGAGGCTGCATACAGAGGTGCAGGATAGACCTGGGTGTGGACATTCTTGACAAACAGGATGGAGGATGCATGTCTGTTCCTTTCCTCATCAGACAACTTGCCCCAATCCAACTTGGACATGAATGCCGGATAGACTATGACATCAGACCTGCCACCCTTGCCCCATTTCTCCGAATAGTAGAACACATCACCCTCCTTGTTTGTCCGGAGGAATCTCATGTCCATGTAGTAAACCTCTGCCACATTTCCGTCAAAGTCCCGGATGACCTGCAGGGCAAAACCGCCAAAGATCTCAAAGTCCTTTGCAATCTCCTTGATCTGTTCCCGGATGGTCTCACCGGACATGTTCATCTCCTGGTTGGTGTAGTCCTCCCGGAGAGGGATGATGGACACATCATCACCTGTCACAAAGTCAATGTTTCCGTTGATGATGGCTCTCAAGGTGGGGACATTGTTGTACAGATCCAGGAGATAGTCCGGATATGCGTTCCTTGTCCCCCACTCCACCATGTCCTTTCCATTGATCAGTTTCTCCGTTGGCAGGATGATGTTCTGCTCAACATACTGATCTATGGCAGCAAAGGAGAATCCTGTCCTCTTTGATTCATTCTGTTTCGTACTGCTCATATTGAATTTCTTTGTTGTATTCGGTTGGATGGGAGTTCTCACCGATCACCAGAAGTCCTGTGGAGACCGGGACATCACCTGCCAGGATGGTGTATTCATATTCCCCATCCGGGAGACCTGCAGGGAGGGTGACCGCAATGTTGAAATACAGATCCGATGTCTGCAGGTCTGTCACCGCCTGGGACACCTCAACCACCAGGTCAATTGTGGATTTCGCCTTGAACAACAGGTTGCCTGTGACAGGTGTGCCGTTCTTTGGCACGAACACCGCCTGTGCCTCCGTTGTATTCTGCAGATAGATCATTTCCTTTTTTTCTATAGATATAGAAAACCGAAAATCCGTAAAACAAAAGACCCCCAATCCAGGAGGATCGGAGGTCTGTCATCAGAGTGAGCGAGGATCAGCCTACAGGAGATTTTCAATGATGGTGGAGTCCACCTCATAGGGCATCTCCAGGGAGTTGTCCTGGAGGGTGAGGGTGTAGCGGTTTGCATCACCCCTGGCAGTCCCGGTCTGTCCGTCACCTGCAGAGGCATTGACAGGCTCATCATAGCCAAGATACCAATATTTGCCATTGGCATCCTTGACAATGACCGCCAGGTCACCCAGGGAAAGGGCAGTCAACTCAACCCTCTTTGTGGTCTCCATCCGGTTGAACTGCAGGAGGAGTTCAGAGGTCACATAATGGACTCCGGAGGCAGGGTCAAGGTTGTAGGTAGAGGTGAGACTCCCGGTGTTCTTGTTGAAATGGTATTTCTTGAACTTGGCAGAGGATGCCATTGTGATGGCGGAGATGATCCCGGTGGTGATGGTGACTGCAGTCACATCATCCCTGTTGGCAATCATCACCTCCAAGATGCCACCCATGTTGGAGGAGCAATCCCTGGCAAGTCCGGAAAGAGTTTGAATGCAAGACATGTTGTTCAGAGTTTTAGGGTTTGAAAAAAGGGGATGGGTGAGACCACCCACCCCCAGGTTTCGGTTTCAGCAGGTCACCCGGCTACACAGATGCTTTGGTGGTGATGGCATGGTTGGTGTCATCATGGACATCATCCAGGACATCGGCAATGGTGTCATTGGAGGCAGCGATGGCAGCGACCCCGGCAGCGACCCCGGCAGCAGCAGCAGGGGCAGAGCCAAACGCACCATAGGCAACCCTGTCAAGGAATGCGATCTGCACACCCATGTTGAATTCCACCGCAAGTTTCCAGGTGCGGTCATCCTTGCTCCACCAGGCATCAATCACCTCGGAATCGTTCTCTCCGTCCGTACCAAACACCAGGTTGCGACCATAAGTGCCGATGACGGCATACGATCCTGCAAGACCATAGGTCTTGATGACCTTGGCATTCGTTCCAGGGATGAACACCTCATCCTCCGGAGTGCCGGGATTGTAGTGATACAGGTTGAGGTTGACCAGGCTCTGCACAAAGGCACGGAAAATGGCAGGGGAGACAAAGATCTCCGCACCAATCTCCAGGACAACCTCCGGCAGGGCATTGTAAACCGCCATGACACCTGTGTAGGCATTCAGTCCGGTCATGGTGACGGAGATGACACCTGTGGATGCGGTGACGGAGGCAGCAGCCAGGGTCACAATGCCGTCAATCCACTTGAGGACGGCATCGGAGGATTGGGTCTTGTCACCAAGCCAAATGGCTTTCTCAATCTTGCGGTTGATTCCGGCAATGATGCCCTCCATGAGATATTCCTCAAAGGGGAGAGGGTTGTCGGTGGAGGCCATTCTCACCTCATACTCCGCATATTTGCCAAGGAGATTCTTGGGGCAGATCTCCATGTCAACATTGATGGGAGCAACCTGGATGAGTCTCTCCGTAAGGGTGGCAGTTCCGGCAGCGGAGAATCCACAATCAGAGCCATCACCGAACACCGGATCAACATCAAAGATGTGGAGGTGTTCCTTGTACTTGACCCCGGTCTGAATGGACATTCTTTCCCGGCTACCCTTGCCAAACAGGATGTACTTGAGGAGCAGATCTCTGCTCTGCTCAATGTAAGCGGTCAGACCGCTAACAACAAAGTTGGTGTGGGACATAGTGTGTTGGTTTAATAGGTTTCTTTTTCTTGAAATATCAATCCCTGGGATTCTGTAACATTTCACTTTTTAGCGGACAGAATCCTGGAGAGATTGTCAAGACCCTTGTTCCCGGTCTTGCCGAATTCAATGGTGGACTTGAATTCCTGGTGGGCAGGTTTGGCAGCAGGGGTTTTCTTGAGTTTGGCAACCTCTTTCTTGAGGGAGGCATTCTCCGCCTTGAGAGCAGCCATCTCCTCCTCATTGCCCTTGGCAAACGGAGACTCCATGTCAACCGGGACAAACATCAGTTTGACATCCTGGGGATCAGATGCCTCTGCAGTTCCGTCCTCATTCCATTTGATGGTGTAGCGGACAAAGGATTCCTCCCAGGTCTCCTCATTGATGACGGAGATGACCGCATAGTCATCACCCGCCTCCCACAGATACCACCAATCATTGGCATTCCGGAGTTTGTAGATGGCATCTCGGATTTTCTGCTCCTTTTCGGCATAGGATTCCTCAAATGCCTGGCGGATCTTCTCAAACTTGGACTTGAGTCTTGCCTTGAGATCCTGGGAGGCAACCTCTGCCTTGTCATCCACAATCTCCTCCACCTTGCCATCAGACACCCGGATGACCTTGCCATCCTCGGTGGTGTAGTCTCCATCCGGTGCAGGATTGCGGTTTCCGTCCTCATCGGTGATGTAAACGGCATCACCCTTTTGGAGATCCCGGCTCTCATCATCCCATTCAAGTTTGCCCTTGTCGGTTTGGATGAATTCGGAGTCCACCTCTGCCTCTGCATCCTTGATTTCGGCTACCTTTCCATCAACCACAACAATCACCTTGTTGTCATCGGTCTTGTAGTCTCCGTCCTCTGCAGGTGTGCGGTTTCCCTCGGAATCCTCAACAAAGACAGAATCACCTGCCTTGAGATCCTCATCACCATCCCAGGAGATGACCCCCCGGTCAGTGGTCACATTCCCAAACCCCTGCAGCAACCTGGCAAGGGTCTGCAACATTTTCTTTGCTTTACCCATATTTTTGTAGTGTTTGAAATGTTTTCTGAAAGCACCATCCAGGAGGTCAACAATCTCCTGGATCTCATCCCTGTTCCTTTCCGGCACAAGGTCAAAGACACCCTCCAGGGAAAAACCCTTGTATGTCCCTGCCTTGATCTCCTCCCAAACATCATCATTGACAACATGGAATTCACCGAAAAGAGACCCGGCTGCACAATCATCAAATCCGTCCACCTGGATGCCGTCACCCTTGATGAAATACTGCACCATCTGAATGCCGTCCACATCCGATCCGTCCCGGTGCATGAGGTTGAAATCGTTTTGCCGTCCCTCCAGGAGATATTTCTCTGCCATCTGTCTGATGGTGTCTGCCTTGTAGATGACATAATACTCCCCCATTGTCTTGTCATTCCTGTAGATGGGAAAGTCTGCCCTCATGATGCAACCCCGGACAAGCCTCTTTTCCTCATCCTGGATGGCATACAACATCGGCTTTTTGGAGGCATCAAATGCCATGAAATTGGACATGACTGCAGGGTCATCCACCAGGGAAATCTTGAACATCCCTGTCTCCTCATCGGAGATGACCGCATCATAGACCGGGATTCCTCCTATAGTGACAATCATATAGATTTTTTCCTGTAGATATAGAATTCCGCAAATCTGTAAACACCGACAAAAGACCACCCCCATTTCACAACAGGGATGGTCTCCAACTTTATGAAAGAATTTTTTAGAAAGATGACTCTGACACCTGGGTCTTGATCTGATTCTGTGATGCCTCAATGTCAGAGGCAAGGATGTAAACCCTTTGATCAGATGCCATCTGATTGAGCCTGTCCTCCTCGGATGCGGATGTCACACTCCTCACATTGGACACCTCTGTGGTGAGGGTCGGTGCAGATGCAACTGCAGGAGTGGGTGTGGACTGACCACCGGATGATCCGGACACCTTGGTTGACTTGAGTTTGGCAATCTCCGCAATGCCGGATGCGGTCACGGCTGCTGCTGCAGCAGCACCCACAATCTGACCATAGGGAGGAGGGATGGTCTCCGATGCTTGCATGAAGGCTCCGATTGCTCCGGAGATGGTGTCAATGGTGGCAGCAGCAATCCGGAGATTCTTGACCTTGTTGGCATTCTTTTCGGAGTTTTTCTCATCATCCTCATAGAGGTCTGCAATAGATCCCAGGATGGAGGATGTGGCGGATGCAACACCCTTGAGGAGGTCTTTCTGTGCCTTGGCATTTTTCTCCGCATCCTTGAGATCCTGTCTCCTCAACCTCTCTTTCTCCCGGATGATGTTTGTCTCAATCTCCACCTCCAGGTCTGCCCTCTGTCTGTCAAATTCCAGGTATGCATCCAGGTCATTCCGCCCCAGGGCATCCTGCATGAACTGCTCCAGGAGGGAGAGTTTCTTTTGGTTTCCCTCCGCCTGGATCTGATATTCCTTTTCCGCCCTCTCCCTCTCATTCTCCACCAGGATGGAGTTCAGTTCCAACTGATGGTCATATGCCTTGTCCAGGGCATTGAGCCTGTCCTCCGCTTTCTTGACTGCAGCCTTGTTTGCCTCCTCAATCTTTTTCTCAATGTCCGCAAATGCTGCCTCAATATCCTTGTCAATCTGCTCCTCTATGCCATCCAGGAAACCATCTGCAGCCTCTTTCCCAAGATCCTTTCCTGCAGACTTGACCTCTTTCTTTTTGCTCTTTGCCCCTGCAATGAATGTCTCTGCAACCGCCTGTCCTGCCTGGAAATTTTGCTTGAATGAGAATCCCTGCTTGATCTCCTGCCCAAAAGCCTTTGCAGCATCACCAAGACCCTTGACTCCCTGCTCCTTGAACACCTTGATGGCAGCAATGACACCCTTGAATGGTGCAATGATATACTGCAGGATGGCATTGCCAACCCCCATCACCCCGGAGATGATTTTCTGCATCAGTCCATTGGAGGTGACAAATTGGGTGACCTTGGAGATGATGTCTGCAAGGTATTCTGCAAGTTTCTCAATGATCCCGGAGAAAAAGTCCATGACAGGCTGCAATGCTGCCATTGCTTTCTTGATGGCTTGCATGGCAGTCTCATTGTCCTTGAGTTCATCCGCAAGTTTGAGTGCCAGGGACACCAGGATTCCGAATGTGGCGATGAATGGGGATTTGGAGATCCCCTCCATGCCATCCTTGAGACCATTCAGACCGCCACCTGCTGCACCCAGGGATTTTCTGAACACATCCACATTCTTGGACATGTCACCAAACGCATCCTTGATGCTATTGGCATAGTTTCCAACATTCCTTTGGAAATTGCCCTGCAGGGCATCCATGTCCTTGAGTTGGTCATTGATTGCCTTGATCTGACCACCCAGGTCTGCTCTCCTGGCAGCATCCTCTGTGGATCTGAATTCCTCCTTGAGTGCTGCCATCCGATGCACCAGGGAGTTGTAGGAATCAGATGCTCCTGTTGCAGCCTTGGCAACATCCTCCATTGAGGTGGAGGTGGCATACATGGCATCTTTCAAGGCATTCTGATTCACCTTGAGTTCATCCAGGGTGTCCTGGTATTCCTGTGTGCCTATCTCAAGTTCCCCAAGGTTTTCCTTGAGGATCTTGATGTTGTTCTTGAGGTCATTTACACTTTTGACCGCCTCCTCCGTTCCAACCCGGAGGATGGTGATTGTTTCCTCTGCCATTTTAGTAGTCCTGTCCGTTCAAATAGTTGCTCTTGTCCTGTACCTGCACAAACTCACATTCCACAGGGTCAAAGGTGGTGAGTGAGTAGTTCTTGATCTTGTTCAACACCCACAGGGAGTTGTCATACCAATAGAATTTCCGGAGGAGTCCCTGGTTGACCTGGATTCCGGCAAAGTTCACCCGGCATGTCATCACCTTGGTGTTGACATCGTACCTGTCAGAGATGTACCTTTTCCAACCCCTCTCATAGATTGAACAACCATCGGAGAATCTGACACCGGGAATGTCCATCTGCCTTGGATAGCCAAAGTCCAGGGAATCCTCAATGAGGGACACATTCCCATAGACATACCTTTGGAAAATGGGGATGTCACATGATCCGTCACCTGCAGCAAGCAGCCAACAGGGGACACCCTCATTGACCACATCCATTGCAGGGACATCATCACTCAATTTGAAATAGTCATACCTGTTCCATCCCTCATGGAAAACCAGGATGTCTGCTCCGTCAACAGGCTTGTTTTCCGCATTCCGGAGTTCAAGTTTCCTGGCAGAGTTGATGTCATATCCCACATATGCCGGATTGTCATTGTAGTAGGTGACAGAGGCATTCACAGGAGGACAGGAGATGTCCGTCTCCAGGGTCTCTCCATCTGCAGACCAAAGTGTATAGGTGTTCCCCTTGTCCAGGAAAGGTGAGGGTTGGAACACCCTGTCATTCCCGGAGTATTTGAAAATCATGTTGAAATACTTGGATCTTGCCAGGATGGTGCATGCATTCTTGAACACCACAGAGTCCATCAGATTGACGGAATCCGCATTGAAATCATATCCGGTGTTTACCCTTTGGATGCCATAGGGGACACCCTCAACATTGAGATATTCATCATAGAATGCACCACCAACCCCATCCAGGATGAAATCATACCACTTTGCATTGAACACCAATGGTTGGATGGTGATTCCCTTGGACACATCCACCCTCCTGGTGAGGTCAATGGTCTCATCCTGGTACAGGTCATTTCTCCGGAGGATGGTCACTTTCTTGGTGGCAACATCATAGGAGAAATACAACCCAAAGATCTTGCAGAAAGAGATCATGTATTCTGCAGGAGTATGGGATGAGGAAAGGAGCATTGACTTGGTGATGGTTGCCCCGGATCTCAAGGAGTCGGATGATGTGTATGTGATGGTGTCCTGGGTTGCCCCCTGGATGATGAAAGTGGAGTTGGGAGTGTAGCCTGTGTCATAGTCATAGTACAACACAGGAGTTGACACAGACCCATCACCGGAATATGAATATCTTGCCGTTCTACCGCTCCCGGAGACCTGGTAATAAGTACCGGAATAGACTGACATCAGAATCTTGTAGTATGCTACATCCTGTGCGGTCACGGAGAATCCCATCTCATTGGGGAGTTCAAAGACACCTGCAGAAATCTTGTTGGCAGTAGATGCAGACACATTCTCATAGTCTGCAGACCAGGCAGGGACATATCCACATGCAGCAGCCATTGATGCACCACCTGCCCTGCTAACCGCACCAATACACTTGATCTTGCTGCCACCAACAACCGAATTGTCAGAGCCATAGGCAACCGCCTGGATGAAAATCACGGAGAATTTCCTGTAATAGTTTCGCCCGGCTTGCCTGGATGCGGACAGGGACAATTCAGAATAGGAGTTTGCCCCGGATGGCACATTGAAACGGATCTTGAGGTTGAGGTTTGCAGTCACCTTTGTGCCGGATGGGACAGATCCGGAGATGTCATACCTGCCAATTGCATTCCCGGAGGATGCGGTTGAGGACATGGTGAGGGTGAGGTCTCCGGACTCCTGCTGAATAGACCCGATTGAGGTGATCATCGGCAGGGTTTTCCACAGACCGGAATACAACCCAAAGGTGTCATTGTCCTGGATCACACTTGCATCAACCTCATATCCTCCATTGTTTGCAGGGTTGCAGATGGCATCCCAAAATGCTTTCATGGACAGGACAGGTCTCTGCAGGTATGACCGGAGATCCTTGACCGCCCACTCATCCTGTGCCTCTGCCAGGTTGACCAGGGAATATCCGGACTTGAGGGTGTAATCCGTTGCACCCACAATGATGGTCTGTGTCTGTCCGTTGACCTCCACCTCCTGCTCCTCACCACCAACAGAGATGGTGTCCTGGAGACCAACCTTTGATGGAACAACAAGAGCCTTGTCCGGAGAGAAATTTCCATCCGGGATGCCATTGTATGCAGGGGCAAAGTTGATGATGTCCCAAATGGGATTCACATTGTATGTGCTGACCTTGCACACATTGTCGGAGACACCGAACACCCTCAACTTGTATGTCCCCACAGGCATGGTGACAGGTTGATCTCTTTGCGTTCCTCCTGCCTGTGTGAAAAAGGCTTGCAGGGCATTGCCGTTTGCATCCAGGGCAACACATCCGGCATAGTTTTCATATGCAGAGCAGGTCACCAACAGATCCCCATAGGCACTCACAATGAAATCCTTGACCACATAGGTCGGATGTCCTGTGGTGGAGACAAGACTGCCATCCTCATCCAAAAACACATTGTAGGTGGAGTCAACTGCAGAGAAACTTGTCCCGGCAATTCCCTTGAGGTTTTCCCATGCCTCCCGGACGGAATATGCGGTGATTTGGAAATTCAATTCCGTCTCCGGACTGCCTGTCCCCAGGTAGTCAAGATCAGCAAGAGTCCTCTTTTTTCCGTTCTCATCATAGGAGAGTGCATAAAAGAATGAGCCAAGACCCCCATAGAGGGTGACCTTGTATTGGATGTCCGCACCATTCCTGGAGATGGAGTCAAGTTTCACATATCCACTTTCCAGGATCTCATTCATCTCATTGTAGATGGTGAATGGAGTCTTTTGGGAGGCATTGAAATCCACCCCGGTGTCACCTCCTGTGTTGGCAACCCTCCTGTCAGTCTTGAATGCACCCCCAAAGATCCTGTTGTTTGCAGGAGTCCCCTTGAGGGTGATCTGCTGACTGAAAGAGTTTTTGACAATTGTGGGATTGGACAGGTCATCCATCTGATAGTTGAACAGGATGAAAGACTGATCATCCAGGTCAACCAATTGGTCTGCAATGTATAGACTGATTTTTCTCCTCATGGTTTTCTTGCAAAATAGATTCTTGACCCATTCCAGGATGGATCTCAACCATTTCATCATCTCCTTATCCGGTTTTGGGCAATCTGCACCTGGATGGTGTAGTTCACCAATTTGTTTCCCTGGTTTTTGTATGTCCTGTATTCACAGGAGGTGGTGGGGATGGTGACCGGGATCATCTGTCCCCTGGCAATGTCATAGAGATAGACATCTGTAGAGTTGATCAGATGGTGCATCCTCTCCCCCTGGTCATCAAGCAGCCAACCGGAATAGAATGTGAATCCTTTGGTGATCTCATTGACATAGTTTTGGACTCCCCTGTTTTGGATGTCCCTGTTGTCATAGACCATCTCCCTGGTGAATCTCTTGAGGGTGTCTGCCTCCAAGGTGTTTCCCTCAATGAGGAAACAATCCCAACCACCATAGGCATTGACATAGTAGAGTGCATATTTGGCACACTCCGTCACCACCCTGAATGTGGATCTGCCAATCACCACCCGGTCAACATTGTCCCAATCAGATGCAAAGAAAACTGCAGTCCCACTCCCTGCAGACCTCACAGACCGGGAGAAATCCGCATTGAAATCCGCATTGAAATCATCTGTGATCTCCACCGGGATGATCACCTGGGAGGATGTGCCATCCGTGAAATAGATGGTTGCATTGACCTCCGACACATTCAGACCCGTCCACACAATGGGCATCCTTGGATCTATGTGACCATTGATGGGGAATGACATCCCCATTGTGGCAGGGTTGTAGCCATAGTCATAAGACCAATCATTGAGGAATTGGACGGATGCCCTGTCCACCCAAGATCCGTTTCTCAATGCCTGGACATTGAATGTGAGAGGGAGTGAGAGTTCAGAGAATTCTGCCTGTGAAAGAGTGGGCAGGACATTTTCCAGGTAGTCTGCACAAATGTCATTTATCCTCACATAGATGTATGTGTCCCCCGGTCTGACAAAGGATCTCCCGGAAAATATGATGTCTCCTGTGTCCTGGATGACAACCCTGTAGTCAATGTATGTGTCCACTCCAAGATTGACCACATAGTCTTTCCAAATTGGAACTGCCATAGTCTGTTTTTCCTGGAAATATCATTTTGCCCGGTCTCCGTAAATGACACAACTTTTTTCACACATTTTGAAAAAATAATTTGTTTTTTCAAAATAAAGGTGTAACTTTGCATCAACAAGATGAGACAACAACAAAACCTTTATACAATGAAACACATCTACAACATCAAGGAACAGACGGAAAATGAGATCCGCACCTTTTTCTCCTCCACCACCAAGAGAGACATTGAGTCCATGTTCAACAGACTGATGAAATCCTTTTCCAAGGACTCCCACTATATGGTTGAAAGAATCCGGATGGGATATTGCAAGGTCACTCTCTTTGGGGTTTTCGGAAACATTGAGACTGAATATTGGATTGAGAGAGCCTAAATGAAACCAGGGGAGGGAAACCTCCCCACCAAACCAAAGTCAAACAATTAAATCTTTCATACAATGGAACAGACAATCTACAAAGGACAGGCAAACATCTACAACCCTGCAACCCAGGAAATCATCAAGTGCCGGACTTGGAGAGACAAGTTCACCAAGGATCAAGTCCTGGAATGGATGGAAAAGAGAGAGAATTTCCTCCGCACCATCAATGAATATGATGACATCACCTGGAGACTATGGGAGGACGGATGCTACAGGATGACCGCCTACAGGCATGCAAAGAAATCCAAGGCAGGGAGGCAACTCAAACCATTTGCAGTCTGCTACATTTTCACACCAATCAAATAGATCCGGAGACCACAAGAAAGGGAGATCAGAAATGACCTCCCTTTCTTATTTCTCCACCACAAGTTTCCGGATGTAGTTCTCCATATCATGACCCAGGGCAGCAGCAATCCTCTCCTTGTACCAGGGGATTACCCCATCCTTGGTTTTCTGCAGGTCATGACTGCCCTGTGTGCCGTTTTCCACAATTGCCCTGGTGATGAGATACCCAAGTTGTTTGGGAGTGGGCAGTTTCCCATCCGCATTGGGTCTTGGGAGGACAGGCTTGATGTCAATCCAATGGAGGATAAAAGGATAGGCTTTCCACCCTGGGTTTCTGTATGGAGATGTCGGATTGTCTCCACCCTGGACACCCTCCTCCACATATTTCCAATAATCCTCCAGGGTCATGGTGACCTCAAAAGCCTGGTCACCCACCACAACCTGGGTCTTGACTGAATCAATCAGTTTGTGTTCCCTGGTGTAGCGGTCATTGAATTCCAGGTGTTCCTTGTAGTTCTCCCGGATGTCATTGGCAAGGTCTTGCAAGACCTGCTGCAACTCTGTGAATTCAATCAACTCTGCCATGTCAATGTGTCCTTTTCCATTCCTCAATGTCCTTTTTCTCCTTGTCAATCTTGTCCTTTCTGTAGGAGAGGATGTTCAGAAACTCAATTGCAGTCCACCTCAACACCTCATCCCATGAACACCTGCAGGTTTCGGAGGCTGCATCTACATTTGCGACCCATCCCCACTTGTCTGCAAAAGTCTCTCCTGTTCCTGGATCTTGTGCAGGATCTCCTCCCTCTTGGTCTTGTCCTTGATCCTCATTGCCTCCTGTTTGGAGTAGTTCAGAGAATCTTGAATTGATCTCCTGCACCATGTCAAAAAAAAACCTGCCAGGGAGACTCCATCGGAGACTGACATTCCGTCCCGGATGGCTTTCTGCACCTCCAGGATGTCATATCCCTCATTGTAGCGGTGACCCTTGGGGACAAGGATGACGGAGAGGAATTCCACCAGGTGATTGTCCAAGTCCGGTGCATAGGTCTGAAAATCTATGTACTGACATGTCTCCATCTTGCGGAAATCCCGGAGAGGGATGAGTTCAAACTTTCCAACCAGGTATTTCTTTGCAATGGGATGGTAGTTGATATTGGATGGATCAAGGAATCCTGCCTTGACAACAAGTTCCTTGTATTCGGTGATGGGCAGGTGGAGGATCTCCTCCTCTGCCACCCCGGTGAGGACGGACAGGATCTGCACCTGTCTGTCAATGTCCTCCAGGGATTCATTCCTGGAGATCTCCTGGATCTCCTGGTACATCCCCAGGGTGAGTCTGTTGAAATTGTCAATGATGTCCATATCTGCTCTTTGTGAATGAAAGTGAATATTGTCCGTATCCGGCATTTTGTCCAAACCTTGTCCAAACCGCATATCTCAATGCATCCAGGAGGTGGTTGAACTTGTCAATTGGCTCATTGAGTGGTTTCCCATCCTTGTCCTTTTGCCACACATAGTTCCTCAACTCCCGGATGAGGTCAATGGAGTCCTTGGTGACATAGAGTTTCCATCCCTGCATCCACAGGAGTTGGAACTTGAGTTTGTCACTCTTGACAGGTGCATCCTTGTCACAGGAGATGACATTGAATCCGGCATCCTGCAGGTCTGCAATGGATTTCGGCTCTGCACAATCAGCATATATCTCCATCCTCCTGGAAACTCCGTCCTCCTGGAGATCCTGGATGATGTGCTTGTTCTGCATGTGTGTCCTGTAGCATCTCTGTCTGACCCACAGGATTTTCTTTCTTGGATCTGCCACCACCTGCACCCTGGCGGTTGGATCATTGGTGAAACCAAAGTCCAATCCCTGGATCTCAACCAGGTGATCCATCTCCGTTTTCTCCGGGAGGTTGTCACAGGTCTCAAATTCGTAGATGAGACCATCCAATGTCCCCACCTCTCCTCTACCATAGACTTTCCACCAATTTGCATCATTCTTGTTGTCCTCAATCTCCTGGATCTGTTCCTGGGTGAGGAATTCATTGTCAAGATAGGTGGAATGGATGGTGATGCAATTCTTCCTTGCCTCAATGATCTCATTGAGCCAAAAGGAATGGGTGGGATTGTAGTCACACACAATGAGTCCCCTGGTGCGGACAAAGAGTTGCCTGGCAATGTCATAGGGAATGTTTTGACTTTCATTGATCATGAGTCTGTCCCTGGCAGATCCATGCACCTTTCCGGCATTGTCCACAGAAAAGAATTCCAGGATAGATCCATTCTGCCAGGTGTATGTGTGTTGTGTTTCATTCCACCTGGAGTCCTCCCACAGACCCTCTGTCTCCATGATCTGCTTGAAATCCCGGATTGCACCCCTCTGCAGGTGTGGCATGGACTCCGACACCACAGAGTTGATGGTTGCGGGTTTCCCCAGGTTGACCTCCTCCACCAGGGCAATGATAAAGGTCTGCAGGATGGAATAGGTTTTCCCGGATCTTGTGCCACCACAAGATGAGATGTACCTGGGATGTGCTTTCCAGGCTGCAATTGTTTTCCTGCCTACCTTTGTCAGTCTCATCAGTTGAAATCCTCTGTCATGTCCCTCATCTCCTGGAGGAATGCAATGTCCTCCTCTGTGAATTCCACCAGGTCATGCATCTCATCCTCCCGGTCTCTCTCCAGGAATTCATCCAGGTCATCCGGAGTCTTTTTGAGTTTCCTCCCCATCACCCTATTCCTCCCTTGATGATCTCTCCGGTCTCCTGGTCAGTTTGGATGTTGAGGGTGATTCCACCTGTGTGTGCAACCTCTGCAGAGATCCTGGGTTTCCCATAAAGTCTGTCCATGATGTCCATCATTGCATTGAATCCCCATCCATCCTTGTTGAGTTGCTTGATGGCAACCTGGAGGACAATTCCATACTTGCCCAATTCCCCCTGCTTGCATTCCAGGTATTTCTTTGCTGATGCCATATCCGGCAGAGTGAGTGCAAATGCCAGGACACCATAGACCTTTTCCTGCATGTCCTTGGGGAGACTCTTGAGGGCATTCACCAATTTCTTGGGTCTCCCATTGGGATTGTGGGTCTCTCCCGGCTTGCAGGGTTTCAGATTCGCCAATTCTTTTTCAGATAGTCTTGAATTCTTTGGTCTGCCCATGTTCTATCCTCCCAAATATGCCTTGTTTCTGCCCATCTCAATGGCAATCTCCCGGAGGAGAGATTCATCCCCTGGATTGGGCATGTAGATTCCATTCTGTGACCCCCACCTCTTGAATCTGTCAATTGCCATTGACATCTCCTCCTTGGTGAGGTCTGCAGATGATCTGATGCAGTCAACGGAATTCCCAAGTCTGTCAAAGTGCTGCCTGTGGAAAAGGTCTGCATTGCAGATCTCTTTGAAATACCATCTCTTGGTGTCCTCCAGGGTGTTGCCTGTTGCCATTGCAACCACCCCAATGAGCAGGTGCAGGTAGTTGTTTTGCCCCTTGGATCTGAATGTCTTTTCAGAGAGTTCCACAACACAACTCCTCTCCAGGAGGTTGTCCACCCTGGAGAGAAATGCTTTCCTCTGAAAGTCGGATGTCAGATCATACTGCATCAGTCCTTTTTCTTGGTTGTCCGTTTCCTGGTGGTCTTGACCGCCACCTTTTTGACAGGCTCTGCAGCCACCTGGGAGACATCAACCTCCTTGGCAGATTTCTGCATCTTTTCAAGTTCCTCCTTGTCCCGGAAATAGATCCTGCCACAATCCTGGAGCAGATGGAGGATGCAATGGTTGCAGTTGTCATTGAATCTCCTGGTGTCCCCGGTGACGAATGTGAAAATGTCATAGATGACCCGGAGTCCGGATCTGCCCGGATTCCTTGCCCATTGTGCCAGGACTGCAGTCCGGAAATTCTCCTCCCAGGCTGACAGGGTTTTCAGTTGTTCCTTTGTGAATGTCATTGTCTATCCTTTTTTGAAATTCGTTCCATATCTCAATGATGTCCCCATATGCCTGTGGCAGGGAAAGGGCATCCTGCATCTTGACTTTCATGTGGGTGACGGATGAATGGTCTTTCATCATCTGATGACCAATCTCCAGGGTTGAATATCCCTCCTTGATCATCTGATAGGCAACCATTGTCCTTGCCCACACATGAGAGGGAATCCGGCTGACATATGAGATGTATTTCTCACCCAGGATGTCAGCCATCTCTCCCAAGAGCATGCTGCACCTCAATGGTGTCTTTCTGATCCCACCCTTGGAGGAGGAGATGATGTCAGAGAGATATTCCCTCAACTCCACCATGTCCTGCAGGGAGAGATCCTCACACATCAGTTTCAGTTCCTCACTCATGGCATCAACTTGTCAAAGATCCAGGTGATCCACTCTCTTATAAATATCAATCCCTCACCAATTGGATTTGAGAGATGTGAGAGGAGTGCTGCAAATGCTATTGTCCCCAGGGAGATGTCCCCTGTGCAAATGGGATAGATGAGGCAGACCCACCAGGTCATGCATTTGCCACAATCAAATGGTTTCAGAGGTCTCATGGCAGATTCAGAGATCTTGAGATACCTTGCCAGGGCAGTCCTCCAGGACTCTGTGAATCCGGAGATGTCCACAATGTAGATGGTGACCAATGCCACCAGGATGAGGTCAATGTATATTCCCATTGTTGTATTCCTCCAAAATGATTTTCTTGATCCGGATCACCTCCCTCCGGATGGTCATGTGTGACAGGTGCATCTTTGCACCAAGTTTCCTGTAGGAGAGGCAATCACAATACAGGAGGATGATGGTCTTGTCCACCTGGGATAGTTTGGTGTCAATGATCTCCTTGAGCCTGGCAACCCTTGGGTCATCCTGGCACATGATGTCCGGATCATAGGAATATTCCGCCTTGATCTGCCGGAATTCCTTGACAACCTCATTCTCTGTGTTCATCTCTCTTTCCTGGGAACAAAATCCCTGTTGATCCTTTCAATTGCTGCCTCATTGATGTCTGCACCCACTCCCATATAGACACACCTTTCCTGCATCTTGCGGAATATGGTGTGGAATGGTGAATTGGATGACCTGTACTGATTGATGATGATCCTGGCAAGAAAGAAATTGATCTGATCATTCTCCCACAGATCAAGGAGTTTGGTCTCATCATATTCCAGGAGGACAAGATAAACCATTTGACAGAGATCCTTGAGGTCAGCAGTCAAGGAGTGATGGGCAATGTTTTCAACCAATGCCTCCACCCTTTTCTCCTTTGCCAGGGTCTCAATGATGGTCATCTTGTTTGTCACATCAATAAATATCAGACAGGTGGTTTCTGTTACCTACCAATCACCAACATGGCTGCATCCCTGGAGTGTTCAGATGTCCTGCCCTGGTAATGGGAGACCATCTTGAAATAGTCTGCAGAGACCTTGGTTGCACCCTTGACAGGTGGCTTTGCCCAAAATGGGATTCCATAGTCCTTGCAGAAATCCTCCCAAATGGAGCAGTCCCTCTTGACAGATCCTGCACCCTGTTTCTTGGCATCGGTGTCCCCATGACCAAACCATGTCCTCTGCCTGGCATCCTCAAAGACCACCTGGATCTCCTGCTCTGTGTCCTCTGCTCTCAATGACCATTTCAAGATGAATGTCATTGCCCGGTGGATGGGCAGGGTTTCCAGGGAGAGAAACTTTCCCTCCCTGGTGTCCCATACTGCCACCCCGGTGTGAGTGCCGGGATCAATGCCAATGCAGATCACTTGCTTTCCTCCTCCTTGATGGGATAGAGTTTCTCCATGAGTTTGTCAGCCATCTTGACTGCCAGGTCAACCACATCATAGACACCCTCAATCACCCCTGCATCCGGAGTGTTGCTCTTGATGTTGTGGCAGAGTCCATTGAGGATGGTTAGGGTGAATTGTTCCCTTTTCTGCTGCAGGAAACGCATGACCTGGAATTTCTTTTCCTCCTCTGTGAGAGGTCTCTGTTGTCCCTGGATGGGACGGATGTTTGGTTTCTGTGCCATAATTTTGAATTGTTATAAATTGGGTTTATTCCTTTGATGTACCTTTGTTCATTTCCCGGTAGATCCAAAACCGCCATCACCCCGGTCAGTCTTGTCCAGGTGGTTAACCTGCTGCCAATCCGCCTGGATAACAGAAGATATGACAAGTTGGGCAATCCTTTCTCCCGGTTTGATAGTGTATTCCTCTCTTGAAAGATTATACACCACCACTCCGATTTCACCCCTGTAGTCCGCATCAATAGTCCCCACAGGGACAACAATGCCGTGATCCCTGTTGAGTCCGGATCTGCCTCTGACCTGTGCCTCATATCCCTCCGGGAGTGCTATGTGGACACCTGTGTGGATGAATGCCCGGTCAAATGGGAGGAGTCTGATGGAGTCACCATTCCTGTTCAACAGGTCGCATCCTGCAGAGTCCTTGGTCTTGTATTGTGGATGATAGGTTGTCCCACCATCGGTCTGAATCTTGATTCTTATCTTTCTCATGGCTCTGTGACTTTAGAATGGGAGATCATCCGGATTTGCTGCAGGATCAAGGGACTCCTGGGATTTGTTGAATTGTATCTGTGCCTGTTGAGGTGCAGGAGCAGCAGCAGGTGCAGCCTGTTGAGGTCTGTTGTCCTCCTGGTGTTTGATTTTCACCAGGTCAACATTGTTGTACCATTTGCCATTCCAATTCCTGGCATAGAGAGACCAGGAGACCTCCACCTTGTCACCGATGTTGTAGAGGAGGACATCATTGACATCATCCCCTGTGACCTGGAAAGCCTGTTTGATGATTGATCCCTGGAAACCGGGAATGTCCAGGATGATGGTCATCCTCTGCCATTGAAAGCCATTCTGACTTGTCCCGGACTGCACCTCCGACATTTCGGAGATAGTGCCTCTTGTCTGATAAAGTGCCATATTACTCTGATGGTTTATTGTTGTTTCTGATTCTTGATTCCCTCTCCCGGTCATCCTGGATGGTTACAATGATGATGTAGAGTGCTGCTGCACCTATGACTGCAAGCACACCCAGGATGATGAAAAGGATTGCCAAAAGGATTCTCATGCCCTTGCCTCCAACCAATATTCCTTGATCCTTGCACCCCGGACAGGAGTCTTGATCCACTTGGTGTTGAGGTTGTGGGTGTCCTGGAATTTGTCCTTGAGGTGGGAGATCTGTGTCCTCATGTCCTCCACCATGAATTCCCTGCAATCCATCTGTGAGAGATGCCTCCCATCCAGGAGAGCATTGAGGATTGCATGCTTTGCAATGTACCTTTTTTCTGCCATGACTATTTTCTGATTTTGTGTTCTCTGATGAATTCTCCGGTTGCTGCCTGTAGCATCGGATGGAGACCGGACTCCCGGAATGCCTGTTCCTGCTCTCTCTGCTTTCTCTCCTGGATCTGTTTCTGATTGAGGTGACCCTCTCCCTTGACAAACTCCATGATGACCTTGTAGAGGGATGCAACAGAGATCCCAAACATCTCCGATCCACCAAGGACTGCCCTCTTGACAACCACCTGGATCTCTGCCAGGGAAAGGTATCCTGCACCAAACTTGTCATCCTCCAGGATCTCATTGACCAGGGCGGAGGAGATGAATTGGATGTTGGTTGGATCTGCAGCCTGTCCCCTGTAGAGGAATGCCTGGGAGACAATCTTTGCCATCCCCATGACCGCCTGTTCCCTGGGCATGGTCTTGATCCTGGGAAACCTGGTGGAATCCGCCCTCATCTCCATGAGGGTTGCCTGTCCGGGATTGTAGTTGGTTATTTCATTGCTCATCTGCCTGTCCTCCCTTGTTTCCGTATGCCTGTGCATGCAGGTCTGTTCCGAACATCTGATCCATCACCTTGAGGTTGTGTTCAAAGACGGACTCCTGCCTGGTGGCTCTCTTTCTTTGCGGAATTTCTTTCTCTCTCTTGCTCCATGTGCAGACTGCTGCCCTCCAATTTTTCATGGGTGACTTTCCGACAACCCACCCCTTGGATTCGTAGAAATTGAAAAACTGCTCCGCATCCACATTGAGTTCTTTCTCCTGGCAGTATTGCCGGATGTCCTCAAGAGTGGGTTTTTGAAAACGGCTGCTGCCCTTTATATAGAGAGAGTTATTATTTATATTTATATCTCTTTTATTATTGGTGTCAATTTCTGATATACCCCCCATATCAATTTTTGGCATACCATACCAATTATTGTTCACCTTGTAGGTGCAGAATCTGACACCATTGTGAGACTCCTCTCCTTTGACAATCGCCCCTTTCGCAACCAGGCTCTTGAGGATTTTCTGTGTGGTGGTCTTGGACTTGATGCCACAGAATTGGGAGAGTTGGGCAAGGCTACCCCAAAAGCAGCCTTGTCCCTCCTGGGAATATCCATTGATGACCGCAAAGACATCTGCCTCCTTGCCCTCAAAGGTTTCCCGGATCTCCTGTGTTATGACATAATACCAACCCATCCTATGCCTCCTTGGTTGCCCTGGGTTTGGTGAAACGGACAGAGGGTTTCTCTGTGGTGACAAAGATCTCCTCATCACCCTCAACCACTCCAAGGTCTGCTGCCTTGGTGGAGGATGCGGTCAGAGTCACACCCACATAGGCAGGGACATGTGCTGCCCGGATTGCCTTCTCAACCTTGTCCGCATAGATAGCCTTGAGAACATCCTTGTCCACCTCCGTCTTGGAGGAGATGGTGGCAGCAAAGGAATATCCCCTGTCACCCTTGACTTTCTCCTGCCCGGTTGCTTTCAACACCTGGGAAATCTTGCCCTTGATGAAATCAATGGTCTCATCAATAGCAGCCATCTGCCTGGTGATATAGTCCTTTTCCGCCTTGAGGGATTTCTTTCTGTCCTCCTTGGCTTTCAGCCATCCACCCAGGAGGTCAATGCCCTCCCCGGTGAGGAGTTCCTTGAGACCGGAGATCTGTGCCTCCATCTGCTCTGTTTCCTCGGTGACCTCACCCTCATTCTCAATGTAGGTTTCCTCAAGGGTCACCATTGCCCGGTCAAGATCTGCCAGGACTTGATTCATTTCTTTGTAGTCCATTGTATAAAGATTTTAGATGTTGTTTGCAATCCTGTAGTTTTCCACATCATGGTCAAACTTGGCAATCTGCTCCTGCCCGGCATGTGTGGTCTGAATCCAGGTCTCCCTGTAGTCTCCGCCTGTCTTGGTGGGTCTGCCCTGGGCATATGCCTCAATGATTTTCCAATAGGTGTCCTCATCCATCGGAGTGTAGGTCTGACCCTGGGTTGCTCTCCCGGCTGCTGCTCTCCTTGCCTGGACTGCCTTGGATTGCTCTGTGGCTGCAGCAGGTTTGGACTCCTGCCCCATGACAAACCGATCATTGCCAAACTTGTCCTGGATCACCAGGGAGGTGATTGTCCTGGTCTTGGAGTCATATCCTATGGACTTGACAGAGAAAGTTGCCCACACTTTGATCCGGTTGTTCTGATCCTTTGTGTATTCTTTCTCATTCAGTTCAACAATGATCCTTGGAGCAGTATAGAGTTCCCTGCCAATGCCCCAATTAACACATGCCCTCTTGAATGAGTCAGATGCCTGTCCTTTCTCTGCCTCTGTATTGGATTCCACACCAACATCCTCCTTGCAGATCCATTCCTTTTTCTCGGCATCCCAAACCTCAACCTGGCAATAGAGCCTGTCACCAATCAGTTTGTGAGTCCGTTTCCACCCCATCGGAGTGAATAGTTCATCCAGGATTTTCATGTCGACCCTGGCATCCTTGTAGAGCAGCAGGGAGACCCTCACCTTGTTTCCTCCTGCAAGGGTCTGTGCCACCCGGACATCAATGTCCTCCTTTCCTAAAAGTCTGATTTCATCCATGTGTATAAAGATTTAGTTGTCCTTTTTCTCCTTGCGTTCATAGTATCTCTCAATTGCCCTATCCTCCCTCTCAAGTTCTGCTGCCCTGGCAGCATCCTCCAATGCCCGGTCAATATCCCGGAGATCATCCGGATCTAAAGTGTGCAGGAATCTCATACCTCCTCCTCCTCTTTGTCAAATGCACCCATCTTGTCCAGGAGGATGGAGGAGACTGCAAGAGCAGCCATCCATCCCAAGTTCCAGGGGAGACAGATTCCCCCGTCCGGTGTCTCTGCACACATCAGAATGAATGAGAGACATGCAATGACCATCAAGGTCACCTTGTAAATTTTTATTACAATCTGTTTCATGTTGTATAAAGATTTTATTTGAGTTCCGCCCTTGCTGCATCTGCAGCCTTGAGTGCCAGGATGTCAACAACCCTGTACCACCTTGTCCCTGCCCTGCCATCCTCAATCCTGCAAGGTCTGATTCTCCCTGCCCGGTCTGCATCCATGAAATACTTTCCATAGACATCCCTGGCTCTCCTCTGTGAGATCTCCCCGGAGGAGATCCCCAGGGTCTCCATTGTCTTGGCAGATCCCAACTCAATGCAGGTCTGAATCAATGTCTCAAGGTTGCTCATCTTACTGAATCCTGGTGATGGTGTATGTCCGTTCCTCCCTGTTCCTGTGGGTGGAATATTTCCTCTTGTAGGCAAACCCAAGATCAGAGGCATATCCCCGGATGGTAGTATATCCCACCTGCTCAACAGAGATGGTGATGGATTCACCCCTGTTCATGTCAATAATTCTCTGCCGGAATGACCGATTGTCCATATTTCTTTATAACTTTGTAAGTAACTATGTGCAAAAATACAACCTTTATTCCATATATCCAACACTTTTTCCATATTTTTTTGACACATTTCCTTAATTTCTTTATACAATGGACAAAAAAGAGACATTAAACTACCTATTTGAGCAGATCCGGAATGCCGGACTTGCCAGGACACAAAGGGACTTTGCTGCCCTCCTGGGGATCAATGAAAAAGGATTCTCTGCAGCCATGAATGGCAATGAGAAATATCTCACAGATTCCCTCATTGCCAAAGTCACCAAGTTCTATGAGGAGAATGTGGAACAAGGATCTGACACCAATCCGGCAAAGACACTCCCGGTCATTCCCATTGAGGCAATGGCAGGGACTCTTGGAGAATTCGCTGACTCCATCCATGCCTATGATTGTGAGAGGATGGTCTCACCCATCAAAGGTGCGGACTATGCCATCAAGGTCTGTGGGGACTCCATGACACCGGAGATCCCCAATGGGAGTCAGATCCTCATCAAGAGAATCTATGAGGAGGAGTTTGTGGAATGGGGAAAGATTTTCTGCCTGGACACAAAGAATGGTGCAGTCATCAAACGGATCTATCCAACCACAGATCCGGAGGTGGTTGAGTGCAGATCCGTCAATCCGGATTATCCTCCGTTCCAGGTCAATGTAAAACACATCAATGGATGGTACAGGGTCTTGATGGTCTTGTCTATGAAATAGGAATGGAGGAGAAAGAGCAGTCCC